TCTAACCCGTTCATGTCGTAGATGGTTTTGAACGGATCCTCTCCACTGTCTACTAGAGTTTTGATCTTACGTATCTCCACAACCTCATACTCTTGTTTATCTATATCTGGTTTATCGAAAGGTGGATAAAAAATAAAGACACCTTTAGTGCCTACTGGTGGTATATAGTATTTACTAGTGCTCATCTTCTTGTCCTATATTTTTAGCTTTAGCCATATCTACTAGCCTAAGCGTTTCAGCCAAGTGGAGATAATCCCCTCCATACTCTTTCTCTTTTAGAGGATTAAGAGATAACATCTTAGCTTTATCTACTATAGCACCGTTAGGTGTGTATCTTACCATGTGTCCTGGACTCTCTAGTACTACATGCTTCTTGAACTTAACGTGTACGGAACCTTGATCGTTAACAGCGATAGCGTCTATGCTCTCTGCTAACATGATCAACTTCTCTACAGTAGCGTCATCTAGTTGTAGATTTCTAGATGAAGAAGTAGATAACTCGTCATCTACTTCTCTCTGATACTCTTCAGCTAGTCTAGCTCTCCATCGTTCCATCTCTATCTCTTGTCTATCTGCTTCACTAGTTATGGGTCTACTACTCCAAGTCATATCTTCTATTTTATTATAGCATTTCATTATAGTCGCTTTACTCATATTCTACCTCTCAGTTACACATGCTATTCCCACTAGCTGTTATGTAGTTACCTCCACAGTTAACAGCGTCTCCTAGTCTTACTATACCTTTTCCATTAACAACACTATCACTACTAGCAGAACCTGCAGCTCTACTGTGTACTGGAGATGGTGAAGGTGATCCATGTGGTACTAGAGCATCTCCTAGCCTATGTATCCCTCTACCGTTTACCGTAGCATTTCCACTACATCCAGTAGCGTTGGTTGGAGGGAAGCTACCATGTCCTGAACCTATATCACCTTTTCTAACTATACCTGGCATCTTATATCCTTTTATGTACTAAAATGTGCTCCATACTCTTCCATAGTCTCTTTAGTAAACATCTCGTTACCTATGTAGAGTCTATGCTTATAGACGTATGGTTTATTATCTTCTCCTATATAGACAGTAAAATCTGCTTCTAAGTAAGCCATGAGTATCAACTTAGTGTCTATATGGTTGTTACGTATAACTCTTATTTTAAAATCCTTAGAGACACTCTCTTTTACAAATACTGGAGTCATATCTTCAGGTAGATCCTCTATCTGTTGTTTATACTCTGTCATATTGTTTTGTTTATATAGGTCTAATAGAGTCTCTAACTTAAGTGGATCATCTTTTCCATTAGCTAGTAGTATCTTATCTAGTTTCCATATGTAGTACTCTCTAGTTACTGTAAAAGGAAAATCATAATAAGCTGACCTAGGTCTACCTATAACGTTAGCAGCGTTGCTACAGTCTGGTAACATCCTCTGTGTTATAGGTGGAACGTCTGGAACCATGTGTCTACTCTCATGTTGTAGTAGACCTATTCTACCACTTACTACCCCATCGTTATCTATGGTTATGTTCCTAGGAGGATCTCCAGTTATCTTCCAAGAGATAGACTCTTTAAAATCCTCTGTCTCTGTTCTCTTCATAGGGTGTTTGTAGTAGTGTGTCTCCCATGGGTTCTTAGCATGGTACATACCAGACTCGTTAGGTAGTAGCTCAGCTGATGTTAGTGTGCATGCTCCCATATCTTTATCCTCTAGTTGATTTGTACTAAGCTACCCTTTATTATAGTAACTCCTCCAGATTTATAGGTAGCAGTACTTCCAGCCTCTTGTGTTATATTTCCACTTACTTTCTTAGTCATATCTCCACCTATAGTAGTATCACAGTTCTCTTTGATATCTGTCTTCCTATATGACCCAATACTCTCAGTATGACTCTTACCAGTAGTTATCTTCATGTCTCTATCGTGACTGATGATAACATCGTTGTTGATGTGTGCTGTTAGTATACCATCTACAGACTCTAACTTGAAGAAGTTACCTTGTACATCTTCAAAGGTTACTATACCTTCTTTAGTGTTGATGATGAAATCATATTTACTCTTTTCGCCTTCGTTATCAGCGGTATGTAGATGTATCATCTGGTTCCTAGTATCTACCTGTAGATAGTATAGATCTTCTCCTAGAGCAGGACTAGCTTCATTCGTACGTACCTCATGTTTGTTACTGAAGGTAAAGATAACTTTCTCTTTCTTACGTTGTGATAACGCCATAGACGTCCAGTAGTAAATGTCACTGTTACCACTGTCTTGCCAGATTTGGACTCTCTCTCCAGATACTACATCTGGAGCAGAGGCTCTGTTACTGTTATGTAGAGGTAACCACTTAGCTCTTATAGTCATAGACTTAGAGACGTTCTTAGTAACGTTACTCTTACTACTGTCTTCGTTAGTAACGTTGATCTTTTGTTTAGCATTGACATCACCATCGGCTACTGGCATGACCTCTACTAGGTAGACGTCTATCCACACAGTATCCTCTGGTTTGTCTTTAGCAACTGTTCCTATACCTACTTGTACGTATCCTTTATTTTCCATCAGTATGGTCCTAAATCTATTATTAATTTATTAGCTGGTTTGTAAAAGCCTATAGACTCTAAAAGTATATACATAGAGTAACAACTAGCTGTTACTATCTTATGGTAGTTCATGCAGTTGAATACTTCCTCTGGTAACCCTTTAGACTTAATTAAGGTATAAGGTAGTTGTAACATACCTATACCCTTTTTCTCATTCTCTTCTAGAAACTTTTCTAACCTGTTAGCTAACTGTCTATCTTCTAAACCCTCTAGGTAGTTCTTCAGATCCTTAGTGCTCTTCAACTCTATAGGAACTTTGATAACTTGGTAAGCAGGTTCACCTGGACTTCCATACTTAGGAGCAAATACTGCTTCCCATAGCATATGGTAGAAGTAAGGTGATCTGTTAGGAGCTAACTTATAAGATTTAGATGTCTTGATCAAGTTAAGAGCAAATACGTCTAATGAACCCTCTCTGATCTTCTTGATGATACTTCTCTCTACATTAGCTACTTTGTTAACGAAGTAGTATAGATCTATCTCTTCTGTAGTTCTACCTATCCTTCTTATCTCATCCCTAAGCTCATCTGATATTTTTCTATACTCCTCAGCTACCTGAGATGCTATAAGGTTAGATCCTTTAACCTCTGCTATAGTTTCTGCATATACAGAACCCTCTTGGATAGCTGTATCTGCTAGATAGTGTTTACTTGTGTTCATAGGGATAAAAGAATACCAGTAGAACTCGTTCTTCATCTTTAATAGTTCCATAGCGTTAGGATCTACGTTCATGTTGCCTTCTAGTAACTTGATGAAGTGATCTATAACTTGTGTTACTACTAGCATAACAGAAGATGCAACTGCTACGTATTTTCCATTATCGTTAAAGTCACTCTCCTTATAATACCATTTAACCCAATCTTCATATGCTCCACATGTGCTATCTGTATCAGATAGAACTATGGCTCTTCTTAGTAGATCTTTTACATAAGCTATGTTGATAGGGGCTACGTTAGTTACATAGAACGCTTGGATAAAATCTTTATACTCTGTTAGTATTTCTCCAGTGTGTTTACAAGTAGATGCTATAGCGTCTATCTCTGGAGTATCTACCATCTCTGCATAGTTAATAGATTTACCTCTGATCAGGTTAGCACATACCATATGGGCATGGTTCGTTACACCCTCTTGAACGTTCTCTATATCCTCTAGTCTATTAACACTCAACCCTGTTTTAACCTCACATAGTTCTGATATGAAGTGTCTCATGAACTCGTCGTTGAATATCCTAAAATGATACAGATCGTTAACGTATAGAACAGCTGCTCTCTCTACAGGTGTTAACTTATGTAGTATCTTACTGATATACTCCATCTTATGTGGCAAGTTGAAGTAATACATAGTAGATCTATGTATCATCAACATGACCTCTTGTGGAGTTGGATAGTGTAACTTATACTTTTCCATAACTCTAGCTATAGCATCCATATCTACATTGACTAATATAGCTGTTATGTATGTTACAACTGAGTTGATGTTCCTAAATATCTTATTACCCATAGCAACTGACTCAGTAGTTGCATTACCTATAGAGGACACACATCTTGTAGTAGATGTTAGCGTAGAGTGTGCTGATGGGTTGGTAAGACTAGTTCCATTAGATATATACGAACCAGACAACGAGTTGTTTTTGATCTTCATAGTCTGTTGCATGTTGTTATGGAACGCTGCTTTTGCTTTATCACCCTCTAGCTTATATTTAAAAGCTAGTTTCTTATGTCTACTACGCTCTTTGATGTTGTGCATCAGATAGTCAGCGTGTAATGACTTTTTAACAGATGGGTGGATGTAAGATGTAAATGATGGAGCTAACAACTCATTCTTGTCTTGAATATCTTTTATATAGGTTGTTAGTTTGTCTTTCTCCATAACCACATCGCCATTTTCCTGTCTATACTTATAGATAACCTCTGGGTTATTTAGTTTAAATTCCTTCAATGCTGTTTTAACTAAAACAACTGCTTCCTCGTTAGACATATCTTCCATTTTACTTACATATGCACTTGCTTGTTTAACATACTCTCGTAATGGATCTTGTCGTGTCTTATATGTCTCAGGAGGTCGTTTGAACACATATTTGTCTATCGTCATGTTCTCTCCCTCTGATATTCAGCGATAGCAACGAAAAAAATAAAAAAGAGCTACAGGGAAGACCCCTAGTAGCTCTTAAGTTCTAGTTTACAACCGAAGTGCCCAAGACTGATCAGTGCCTCTTGTATAACAGCAACATCCTCAGTGTTGGCATCTGGTATCTCTACCAGTAGTTTAAGTCGTTTTACCTCAATTATTGATTCTGTAGCTATGTACTCTATAGGTAGTACTAACTCAGATCCTGACGGATCTTCGAATAGGATATACTCCATATCCCTTACAGCTATATCTTGTGGTAACGAACGTTTAACTTGGTCATGTAGAGAGAAGATATCTCTCTTCTTGACAGCCTC